AGGCGCCGCGGGCCTCTGGCGTCCAGCCAGCAGGAGAGCCCCACCCACGCTCCTCAGCGTACCGAGCAACGGCTGACGGGGACACCTCGAGGGCAGATAGGCGGGCCACGAAGGCAGCGCGCTCGCTGTCCGTCCAGGTCTGGCGCTCTGGCTTGGCATCACCGGGCAGCTCCTCGCGAGCCGTCATGCCGATGCCGAGGTACATCCGCAGCGCCCGGCACACTGCCCGGGTCTCAGCCATGCGGAGGATGGCGCCAGCCATGCCTCGCTTAACGTTGCCCTCGTCGGCATCACCGTGGGCGGTGTAGCAGCCCCTCTCGCCCTCGACGGTAGCCGAGAAGACAGCAGCGCGGCCCTGTGCGTCGTAGCTGATGAGCGTCGGCGTGATGCTCTTGAGGCCGTTGCTGTGGGCGGTGATGAGCAGGCCGGAGAATGTGATGAACTCGCGGCCCTGTAGCTTGATGATGCCGCCGGTCTGGCGGAGGTCGTTGAGGTCGATCATTGGTGAAACCTCCGCTGCATCTCGATGCAGTCCGTCTTAAATCGGCTCGTCTTGTCCTGGATGGCAGTCAACACAGGCGCCTCGGGGTCGGTGTACGGCACCAGCACCTCAAGGCGACCGGTCCGGCCATAGCGATGAGCCCGACGAACAGCCTGATAGAAGCTCTCGAAGCTGTAATCAAAGCCGCTGTATACCATGTGGTCGCACTCTGGCAGGTTGACACCCCAGCCCAGAACAGACGGCTTGCTGACGAGGTGGTCAAGGTCACCGCTCCGGTATCGGTCGATGATGGAGATGCGCTTCTCAATCGGCATCGACCCATTGATGACACCGACGCGACCCGGCAAAGCCTTGGCGATGACGGTTTCCTCCTTGTTGCGCTTCACCCAGACAACCAGGCGCTTTCCCTCGGCATAGTCGCAGATAGCGTTGAGCCGCGGTCCTGCCGTGAATCGGATTTCACCGAACACCTTGGAACGGTCCGCTGCTGCATTGGCGGTAGCGAACAGCTGACCCGAGCCTGACGAGAAGCCGTCATGCAGCCCGTGCCGCTCATAGCGATAGTCGGGCTCGCTCGACATCTCGGTGCTCTGCTCGTATCCCAGAGAGCGCGGGCTGTAGACGTACGTAGCCCAGAGAGCGAGGTTGTTGTAGAACGGGTCGATGGCATGGCCGCGGAGCTTCCACCGGATGCCATCCTTCTTGAAGTACCTCGCTGCAAACTCCTTGACCGTGCGAGCACGACCGAGGAATTGTGCATGGGTCGCGTATTCGTAGTGACTGTTCGGCGCTGGGGTTGCAGACACGGCCAGCCGATACGGCAACCCTGCCGCCAGATCACAGAGCCATCGCGCGGTCTCTCCGCTTGCATTCTTGAGGATGCTGCTCTCATCGAGCACGATGCCGATGACGCCATCCATGTCGATGTCTCGGCGTGACTCCCAATTCAAGATGGCGATGCCATCCGACCACGGCTCACCAGCTCGGAGGTCGATGAGGTCGGTGCCGTGAAACCGCTTCGCTTCTCGCTTCCACTGCTCGAAGACTGCCAGCGGGGTGAGGATGAGCACCTTGCCCTTCTCCGCGACATGATGCGCCCACGCCAATGACATCGGCGTCTTGCCGAGTCCACAGTCAGCGAAGATGGCGAAGTGCCGGCGCTCAAGAGCGCGCTGGACCAGGTCTGACTGGAACGGCATCAGGTGCGGAGCTGCGCCGGTGATGTCGATGACCTCCGGCTCTCCACCGAAGACCGCGCGATAGCTGACCTCATCGGTGATGACGGTGCGCCCTTCGACGCGATAGCTCGGGAGCTTCTTACACTGGATGAAGGTCCGATAGCCCTCTGCCGTCTTGGGGATGTCGATGGTGATCACGCGACACCTCCGAACAGCGCGCCGAACGTCGCCTGCTTGCCTCGTGCATCCACTTCGATGCGGAGGTTCTTCTGAGCGACCCCGAAGTATCGCGGGTTCAACTCGATGCCGGTGAACTTGCGATGCAGCTTGATGGCGCTCACACCCTCAGAGCCGACGCCCATGAATGGCGAGAGGACACGCTCGCCCTTGTTGCTCCACATGCGGATGCAGCGCTCAATGAGCGGGAGCTGGAGCGGGCAGACGTGCCGCTCATCATTCGGGCTCTTGGCGCTCCTGGTGTTGAGCGTGTCGGTCTCCTTGATGCCACGCCAGAACGGCGAGACCATGCCGGCTGCTCTGGCCTCATCGAGCATCTCTACCAGACCGGGCAGGCTGGACGGCTCGAAGCGGTGATCCTCACTCCACAGAGGCCTCGCCCATTCGATCCATTCCTCTCGGCTGACATCATTCTTGATCGGGGTCTGGTTGCCGCCAGGCGCCTTGAAGATGACGAGATGATCTGCGAGGGCAGGGCGAGACACCGATGCATCGCGCTCCTTCTGAGTGAAGGTCAAAGTCGCGGTCTTGGTGCGGATGGCCTGAGCCTGTGGGCACTTGTCGATGGTCGTCTCACCGTAGAAGTGGAATCCCGACTTCTCCATGATGCGAGTGACCGCGCCGCGGATGTCAAAGAGGCCGATGTAGCCGTGATGCACCTTGAAGCGCGAGACCTGCTGAAGGTGGATGATGACATTGCGGCCCGGCTTGATGCACGGCAGGAGCGCATCGGCGAAGAATTCGAAGTGGAGCAGGAATTCATCATCGCTCTCGCGGCTGTTCCCCATGTCCGCATCGGCATCGGTGTAGGCGTACAGCGATGAGAACGGAGGCGAAAAAACCGACAGGTCGATGCTGTGCGGCTCGATGGTGCGGAGCTGCTCGATGCAGTCACCGTTGATGATGTTGTAGTCTGGGGTGTGAGTCCAGGGCATGTTGTTGTCCTTGTGTTGTGCCTGATGGCAGGTCTTGTATATAAGCGATTCTGATAGAGGTCAACCGTCGGCCATGTCGCTCCCGAGCTTGAGGGTGAGCAGGCGAACCGCTCGCACGACCACCTCGGATCGTGAGCAGCCGAGTCGGGCTGCGAGCTGGTCGATGAGGGCGCTATCGGCATCGGAGACACCGAAGGAGCGCGGGCGACGCTTGGCGGCAGGGTCAACGCGGGCGCTCACTCTGCACCCCAGCACGGCATGTCGATGACCTGCTCCATCAGCAGGTCAAGGGCGCCCTCGTCCAGCTCTGCCACGGTGATGCTGTCGCCGTCCTCTGTGGTCAGGTCGCCGGCGAAGATGTTGGGCGACTCTGGCGGGCTCCAGCGGTCGCCAGCGCAGCCGAGGGAGATGTGCAGGTTGCCGGCGACGGTGGCGCCGTCGATGGTGATGCTGTCAGTGTGTTCGATGGTCAGGGTCATGTTGTTGTCCTCTTGTGTTTCGTCCTGCTGGACTCATCACCACGCGGCTCATGGTCCCAGGACACGTCCCCCGGAGGGGCGGGGGTTAGTTGGCTTCGATGTGCTGGGCGCGGACTGCCATTGTCGCACCGTTAGAGTTCTTGACCACGACTTCGCCGCTGGTCTGGCGGTGGCTGTATTCGCCGATAACGGTCAGCGGGCCGCTCCAGTCTGCGGCAAGGTTGGGGTACCAGCGGAACATTTTTGAGTGAAGCTTGACGGTCATGGTGTTGTCCTTGATTGGCGGCGGGTTGTTTCCCTGCCCACACTCAACATATACGACCCTTATTAAGGGTGTGCAAGAACTATTATTAATAGTCTCAAAATAAAACCGACCCGACCGAGGAGGCCGGGCCGGATAGGCGAGACAAGAGGCGGGATATCAGCGGATTGGTGGCGGTGCCTGTGGAGAGGAAGAAAAGCAGCGCGGAGGAAGTGCGGCACGGTGGCGTGCTTCGTGGAGGCGGAGATGCTCGGCGAGCTGGAGCACACCGACGCCAGCCTCGAGCACGTGCAGGAGGTGTACCGCTGTCTCGAGGATGACGATATCCCCTGCCTCGATTTTGCGGAGCAGCTTGCGACCGATGCCTGCTTCTTTGGCCAGGCGCATGTGGTCCCACTTGATCCAGATGCGCTCGCTACGCACGAGAGCACCGAGTCTGATCGTAGTGGGTGTCGGTGTCACTGCTCACGCTCCAGCGCTGCGAGGCATGCCGGGCAGGCTTGCGAGGGCTTGATCACCCGTTGCTCGTCCTCGACATCCT